AATGCCTATGCACAGATTATCCGTGATGGCGCTGGTCGAGTGGTTGCTTTGTATCCACTTTTACCAAACAAGATGACAGTTAGCAGAGACAAGAACGGAGAAATCTACTACATCTACACCACAACATCTGATGAGAATCCAAACTTTAAAGACTATGGTTCAGTGGTGTTAAGAAAACAGGATGTTCTTCACATTCCAGGATTGGGCTTTGATGGTTTGGTGGGATACTCTCCAATCGCCATGGCGAAGAATGCTGTGGGTATGACCATAGCCACTGAAGAATATGGAGCCAGCTTCTTTGCCAATGGAGCTAATCCCGGAGGTGTGCTTGAACATCCAGGAGTGCTTAAGGATCCAAAAAAGGTTAGAGATTCTTGGAATGAAGTGTACCGAGGAACAGCCAATGCCCATAAGATTGCTGTCCTTGAAGAAGGGATGAAGTATCAGCAAATTGGTATTCCACCGGAAGAAGCACAGTTTCTTGAAACCAGAAAATTTCAGATCAATGAAATAGCAAGGCTCTATCGGATTCCGCCTCATATGGTGGGGGATCTTGAGAAATCCAGCTTCTCAAATATTGAGCAGCAATCCTTAGAGTTCGTAAAATATACCTTGGATCCTTGGGTCATAAGATGGGAACAAGCCATGCAGCGTTCACTCCTACTTCCAAAAGAGAAGCAGGAGTTTTTTATTAGACTCAATGTGGACGGACTTCTACGGGGTGATTACCAAAGTCGTATGAATGGTTATTCCGTTGCAAGGCAGAATGGATGGCTTTCGGCCAATGACATAAGAGAGATGGAGGATATGAATCCAATCCCAGATGAGGAAGGAGGAAACCTATATCTAATCAATGGCAACATGACAAAGCTCAAGGATGCCGGTTTGTTTGGCGGCCAAGGCCAGAGTGAGGCAGCAAATAAGAAGGGAAGTGAGGAAAGCAGATGAAGCGCAAATTTTGGAACTGGGTCAAGAATGAGGGTGAAAGAACCCTCTTTTTAAATGGAGAAATTTCAGATGAAACCTGGTATGGGGACGAAGTGACTCCAAAGCTATTCAAGGAAGAACTTGAGTCGGCCCAGGGAGATATCACCGTTTGGATCAATTCTCCGGGCGGAGATGTTTTTGTAGCCGCACAAATTTACAACATGTTGATGGACTATCAGGGAAATGTGACGGTGAAAATCGATGGTCTGGCTGCATCAGCTGCTTCTGTTATTGCAATGGCGGGAACGGAAGTACAGATGTCACCTGTGGCCATGATGATGATCCACAATCCCATGACGGTAGCCATCGGGGATTCAAAGGAAATGCAAAAGGCCAGTGAGATGCTCTCGGAGGTTAAGGAAAGCATTATGAATGCTTATGAAATCAAGACAGGTCTTACGAGAACAAAGATATCCCACTTGATGGATGCAGAGTCCTGGTTCAATGCAAGAAAAGCAGTGGAGCTGGGATTTGCAGATACAATTCTATTTTCTGGTGAGGAGGAGAAAGTGGAGGGTGAACCCCTGGAAGCTGTGATGTTTTCTAGAGCCGCAGTAGCCAATTCACTACTAACCAAGCTTATCCCACCCAAACCAGAGAACAGAACACCTATTGAGCAGTTGGAAAAAAGACTGAGCCTAATCGCTCACTAATTTGAGGAGGAAAATGATATGAACAAAATTCTTGAACTGAGAGAAAAGAGAGCAAAAGCCTGGGAAGATGCGAAAGCTTTCCTGGATAGCAAAAGAGGAACTGACGGTATGCTTTCTGCTGAAGACACTGCCACATACGACAAAATGGAAGCGGAAGTAGTCAATTTAGGAAAAGAAATCGAAAGACTGGAGCGCAGAGCTTCCATTGATGAGGAGCTTGCCCGTCCAACGTCATCTCCTATTACCAATAAGCCAGGAAGCGCCATGGGCGGAGAAGAGAAAAAGGGTAGAGCCTCCAATGAGTATCGACAAGCATTCTGGAAAACCATGAGAAACAAGAATAGTTATGATGTGCAGAATGCCCTTCAGATTGGTACGGATTCAGAGGGCGGCTATCTGGTGCCTGACGAGTTTGAAAGAACCTTGATTGAGTCACTTCAGGAAGAAAATATCTTCAGAAGCATTGCCAAGGTAATCACCACTTCATCCGGGGATAGAAAGATTCCAGTGGTGGCATCTAAAGGAACTGCGTCCTGGGTGGATGAGGAAGGTCCGATTCCTGAATCTGATGACGCCTTCACTCAAGTGTCCATTGGTGCCTATAAGCTTGCAACCATGATCAAGGTATCTGAGGAGCTTCTTAATGACAGCGTCTTTAACCTTGAAGGCTACATTGCAAGGGAATTTGCAAGACGAATCGGTGCCAAGGAAGAAGAAGCCTTCTTTGTTGGTGATGGTTCCGGCAAGCCTACAGGTATTTTCAATGCCACTGGTGGAGCGGAGCTTGGTGTGACTGCAGCTTCTGCTACAGCCATCACCGTTGATGAGATTATGGATCTTTTCTACAGCTTGAAGTCACCTTATCGAAAGAATGCCATCTTCGTCATGAACGATGCGACAGTAAAAGCCATTCGAAAACTGAAGGACGGGAATGGTCAGTATTTGTGGCAGCCTTCCATCTCTGCCGGTCAGCCTGACACCATCTTGAATCGACCTGTAAAGACTTCTGCCTATGTACCAACTATTGCAGCGGGAGCCAAGTCCATCGCCTTTGGTGACTTTGGATACTACTGGGTAGCCGATAGACAAGGTCGCTCCTTCCAGAGACTTAATGAGCTCTTTGCAGCCACCGGTCAAGTAGGTTTTAAGGCAAGCCAGAGAGTGGATGGGAAACTGATTCTTGCTGAAGCCATCAAGGTTCTTCAGCAGAAAGCGTAGGTGATGCTCTATGAGTAATGTTAAGAACTATACCGAGCAGGGTGGAGAAAAAACGGTTATTGGTGGCGAACTTTTAGTCACCGCTGAAGGTAAGCTTACATTTGATGGGGTGGAGGTTAAACCCTCTGCCCTTCAGACAGATAGCACCGCAGCAGATGTACCGGCATTGGTGGCTGATTTTAATGCACTTCTTGCAAAGCTTAAAGCTTCTGGGCTTATGGCATCAGAATAAGGAAGGGGGGTAGTTGGTGATGTCAGCTTTACTAGAGAAGGTAAAAAAGAATCTGATTCTTGATCATAATGAGGACGATGAGCTCATCGCAAGCTACATCACCGCTGCTACCTCTTATGCAGAAGGCTATCAGAAAAAAGTATCGGGATTCTATGAAACAAATCCCATAGATCCAACTACAGAACAGGCTGTCATCATGCTATCATCCCACTTTTACGAAAGCCGGGATGGTAGCACAGGCGGCTTTTTTCAGGATAAGGTGGATGCCAGTGAGCAGGTTTGGCGTGTGGTGAACATGCTCCTTCGCATGAATAGGGATGTGGTCATATGAGTTTTGGAATGATGCAGACCTTTGTTGAAATCTATCGCACCAACTCGGTAAAAGACGAAGAAGGCTTCGTGACAAAAGAAGAAGTCCTTTTACTAAAGACCAGAGCCTATAAAGAAAACAGGCATGGTAATGAAGCATGGAAAAACAGGGCAAGCTTTACAACAGCCACTGCCCTTTTTAGGTTTCGCAAGCCACCTGCTATTGATATCAGCACGACTCATGTATTGGTGTGTAAAGGTGAAAGGTACAATGTTCTGAGCGTGGAAGATATCAGAGAAAAAGGCATGTATGTTGAGGTGTTGGCGGAAAAAGTGACAGGGTCAAAGGGGTGATGAACATGGCGAAAGCAACTTTCAAGATGCCAGAGGATTTTATCAATAAGCTCTCAAAGCTAAATAACAAGTTCGATGATATTGTACCGAGGGTCCTTCAAGAAGGTGCAGAGCCAGCCATCAAGAAGGCGAAAAGCAATCTAGCCCTTCGCATTGGTCAGGGAACAAAGGAACCATCCCAGTCAACGGGTGAGCTACTAACCTCTCTTGAGACCTCAAAGCCGGTGCAGAACTATAAAGGGGATTGGACGCTTCGTGTGGGTATTCCGACAACGAAAGATAGTAAAGGTGTATCCAATGCACTAAAGGCTGCGGTTATCGAGTATGGTAAGTCCGGTCAACCGCCAAAGCCATGGCTCAAGCCCTCAAAAAGAGCATCTAAAAAGGATTGTATGGAAGCAATGAAAAGTGCGCTGGATAAGGAGATTGAAAAACTATGAGTTTACTTGCAGATTTAAACCAGATACTAGCGCCCCTCAACATTCCAGTGGAAACCGGTGTGTTTTCAGATACACCGCCAGAGGAATACTTGGTCATCACACCCATGTCAGACAGGCTTGATCTCTTTGCAGATAATGAGGGCTATATGATCGTGTCAGAAGCCAGATTGTCCCTTTTCACGAAGAAGAATTACAACAAGCGAAAAAAGGAGCTGACAAAGGCCCTGCAAGCAGGAGGAATGACCATAACAGATAGGCAGTATGTGGGTTACGAGAACGATACAAAATTTCATCATTACGCCATTGACGTAATGAAAGAATATGAAACGGAGGAAGATTAAATGGCAACAATCGGATTGGATGTGCGCCCAGATAGGGCATGATGTTGTTTTGTAGTGTGGGAACTACACCGTAAGATAACGCGGTAAACCACCTGCCTAACCGAAAGGCGAAAGCTGACACGGGAACAGAGCATGGCAGGAAAGCAGTAAGTTGTTTAAGGCAATATAACACGACTGAACTGCGAGGTAAAGTGGATATAAGGTTTAGGTTATATTTACCGAATGTGAGTTTCAAGTTTCCGTTCCGATTGGACATAGGAAAGTGCCTGAAACCTATGGCGTAAAGACAAATAAGGGGAGTATCCTGACCCTTATTGTTATCAATAATTTGCGCAACGAGCAGGAGAACCTGTTTTAACGAAACGAAAGCAAAACCGAGAATCCACAATTTCCAACACATCATGCTAACTGGGGATAACCTAAACGGAAATGCCGTAAGGCTATAACCTTTAAGGGTTTGAATATTCCGCAAGGTTACGGAGCGTTCGTAGTAGTCAGGGACGGTAACACCGTCATAAGGGCGAAGGGACGCAGTTGTTCTGTACTAAAATCAAAATTGATTAGGGAGGAAAACCTCAAAATGAAACCAACAATGGAAATTTTAGCAAGCATTAAGGAAAATTCATCGAAAAACAGCGAAGAAGTCTTTACAAGGCTCTATCGCTACCTCTTGCGTCAAGACATTTGGTTTGAGGCGTATAAGAATTTGTATGCCAACAGCGGAGCGGCAACAAATGGCGTTGACAATGACACCGCAGACGGGTTCAGCAAGGAAAAGATAGATAAAATTATCGCTTCCCTTGCTGATGAAACCTATAAGCCGAAGCCCGCAAGACGAACCTATATCAAAAAAGCAAACGGCAAAATGCGACCACTCGGGATACCAACTTTCACGGACAAACTCGTCCAAGAAGTATTGAGAATGGTCATGGAAGCAGTGTATGAACCAGTATTTCTAAATTGCTCTCATGGATTTCGCCCGAAAAGAAGTTGCCACACGGCGCTCTCAACACTCAAAAAGGAGTTTACAGGGGCTAAGTGGTTTGTTGAGGGAGATATTAAAGGTTGTTTTGATAATATTGACCATGCCGTATTGGTAGGGTTTATCAACCAGAAAATTAAAGACGCAAGATTGATTAAGTTAATTTACAGATTTTTGAAAGCGGGCTTTGTAGAAAATTGGCAGTATAACAACACTTACAGTGGTACACCACAGGGCGGAATTATTTCGCCATTGCTCGCCAACATCTACTTGCACGAACTGGACAAGTTTGTGATGACGCTGAAATCAGAATTTGACAAGCCTAATGAAACTGTAAGGACAAAGGAGTATAACCGTTTGTTCACACAGAGGGTCAAACTGAAAAAGCTGATTGATTGTGCGGACGGGGAAGAAAAGCAGGACTTGCTCAAACAATATAAACAAGTGAGAGCAGAAATGATGAAAACCCCATATACTCCGCAGGACGATAAGAAAATCAAATATATTCGTTATGCAGACGATTTTCTAATCGCTGTTAAGGGAAACCGTGAGGATTGTATGGAAATCAAGAGAAAACTGGCTGAGTTTATCAGCGGAACGCTGAAAATGGAACTCAGCGATGAAAAGACTCTTATTACACACAGTTCAGAAAAAGCACGTTTCCTCGGCTATGATGTTAGTATTCGCAGGAATAGTTCGATTAAACCCCATGGAAAAGGGCGACCCACACAAAGAACACTTAACAACAAAGTGGAATTGCTCATACCAAAGGATAAAATCAGCAAATTTCTGTTTTCAAAAGGCATTGTTAGGCAAAAGAAATGCGATGAGATGTTTCCGATTAGCAGAGTTCCGCTCAGGAACTCCACAGACTTGGAAATCATCACCATTTTTAATGCCGAACTACGTGGTATATGCAACTATTATTCCCTAGCAAGTAACTTTAGCGACTTAAATTACTTTAACTACTTAATGGAATATAGTTGTCTGAAAACGCTGGCAACAAAGCACAAAACCCGTATTACGAAGATTAAGGAAAAATTTAAGGACGGAAAAGGTTCGTGGGCTATTCCTTATGAAACAAAATCAGGTAAGAAACTTATGTATTTCGCAAAATACACCAATTGCAAGGGTGCAAATGCAACTGATACCGTAACAAAAGCGGCAGTTACAATTGGTTATAACAGAAACACTTTCGATAAACGATTAAATGCGGATATATGTGAGTTGTGCGGTAAAACGGGCGCAGGGAATTATGAAATTCATCATATTCACAAAGTGAAAGACCTTAAAGGTAAGGAGCTTTGGGAACGTGCTATGATTTCAAAGAAAAGAAAAACGCTTGTTGTTTGCCATCAGTGCCACCAAAATATTCACCACCCAAAATGATGAGTTTTCTAAAATTGAAGAACAATGGAGAGCCGTGTACTTCGAGAGGGGTAAGCACGGTTCGGAGAGAGGACTGGACAAACCTGCCATCGAAAGACGGTAAGGCGGTTCTTTCCTACTCTACAGTTTATATTACGCCAAGATCACTGAAGATCAAAATGGGATCGAAACCTATGCAGCGCCTAAAGTCCTGGCAAAAGCCATGACAGCAGAGCTTAGTGTGGAGCTGATTGAAGCAATCCTTTATGCGGATGACGGAGCATCTGAGGTCGTGAAGGAGTTTAAAAGTGGATCTCTTAGTTTAGGGATTGATGATATTGGGTCCTTGGTAGCACAGGATTTGACGGGCTGTAAAATCGACAGCAACAATGTAGTGGTATCAAGAAGTGAAGATGGCGGAAGTCCTGTGGCCATAGGGTTTCGTGCCAAGAAGGCCAACGGAAAATATCGTTATTTTTGGCTTTACAGGGTCATCTTTAGCGTCCCTGCCACAAGCCTTGCTACAAAAGGCGACTCCATTACATTTAGCAGTCCCACCATAGAAGGAACAGTATTCAGACGAAACAAACTGGACAGTGAAAGCAAGCATCCTTGGAAAGCAGAAGTCACTGAAGGAGACAATGGGGTAGCACCATCTACGATTTCCAGTTGGTTTACCTCGGTTTATGAACCGGACTTCACACCGGTAACGCCGACCATAACCATCACAACTGAGCCGGCTACCCTGACTGAAGTAACAGCTGGTAGTATCACAGGAAGTCTTTCTGTTGTGGCAAGCTCCAACACGTCAAATCCTGTGACGTATCAGTGGTATGAAAATACCGTCGACAGTTCTACTGGCGGTACAATCATCAACGGGGAAACATCTGCAAGCTTTGATATACCAACAGACCTGCTGGCAGACACTTACTACTATTACTGTGTTTTAAGCTCTAGTGGCGCAGAGAGCGTAACAACCTCAGTAGCTACTGTTGTTGTATCGTAGGGGAGGAATGATCATGGCAGATGAAAAATTGAAGATTGATGAAGCTGCTGAAGAAAGAAGCACCACCATTGATATTGGGGGTACTGAGTTTAAAATGGTTCTCACCACCAAAGCTACAAAGGAAATTGCTAAACGGTATGGTGGGCTTGAAAACCTGGGCGAGAAGCTGATGAAAACAGAAAACTTTGAACTCGCACTTGAGGAGGTTGTGTGGCTCATCACACTTCTGGCCAATCAGTCCATTCAGATTCATAACATCAGAAACAAGGATGATAAAAGGGATCTGATTACGGAAGAAGAAGTGGAGCTTCTCACCACGCCTTTTGATCTAGCTAACTACAAGAATGCCATTATGGCAAGCATGATGAAAGGCACCAAGAGGAATGTGGAGAGTGAACCCTCAAAAAACGAGGTGGTCGGGTAAGTGATCAGGAACTCTTTACCCGACTGATTTATTATGGGACAGCCCATCTTAATAGAAATGAAGACGAGGTGTGGCTGATGCCAATCGGCTATTTGATGGACCTTTGGGAATGCCATAAACAGTTTGTTGGCATCTCAAAACCAAGAAAGGAATATTACATCGACGATATTATTCCTGAGTTTCTATAAAAGAATAAGATTACGCTGACACCGTAATAGGTGTCTTTTTAATGTCCTGAAGGAGGAGGTGAGGCGATTGTCAGATTCATTTGGATTCAAGCTGGGGATTGAAGGGGAGCGCGAGTTCAAGAACGCATTAAGGGATATCAACCAAAGCTTCAAAGTGCTGGGGTCTGAGATGAACCTGGTCACATCCCAGTTTGATAAACAGGATAAATCGGTTAGGGCCATCACTGCAAGAAATGAAGTTCTGAATAAAGAGATAGATGCACAGAAAAATAAAATTAGCACCCTAGAATCTGCCCTTAAGAATGCCGCTGAATCCTTCGGGGAAAATGATAAGCGAACCAAAGCCTGGCAGATACAACTGAACAATGCCAATGCGGACCTCAGTAAGATGGAAAAAGAGCTGGATGACAACAACAAAGCTCTCGATGTAGCCAGCGATGGATTTGATGATGCCGGTAAGGAAGCTGACAAGTTTGGAGATGAGATTAAAGATTCAGCTAAAGTAGCAGATGATGCCGGTGGAAAGTTTGAAAAACTAGGTTCTGTTATGAAGGGAGTGGCCGCCGGTATTGGAGTGGCCATGGCAGCCATTGGAACTGCAGCAGTGGGTGCGGGAAGGAAGCTGTATGATATGGCAAATGATGCAGCCGCTGCCGGAGATGAAGTGGATAAGGCTAGTCAACGCCTTGGGCTATCGAGACAAGGTTATCAGGAATGGGATTATGTTTTATCACAAAATGGTGCCAGCATTTCATCTCTAGAAAATGGAATGAAGAAGCTGAACAATACCGTGGATGATGCCGTGAGTGGAAGTGCTTCTGCAACAGAGAAGTTTGAGAGACTGGGAATCTCTATGGCAGACCTTCAGGGGAAATCACGTGAAGAAGTCTTTGAGATGACTGTTAAAGGACTTCAAGGAATCGCTGATGAAGGTGAAAAAGCTGCTATTGCTAATGACCTTCTTGGGACATCTTCTGTTGAACTTGGAGCACTCTTAAACCAAACTGCAGAAAGCACAGATGCTCTAAAGAATAAAGCCAGTGAACTTGGCCTAGTGATGAGTGACGAATCTATTGATGCAGCTGTGAATTACACCGATGCCATGGATAATCTCACTCGATCCTTTGCCGGTGTCAAGAACAACATAACTTCTCAGCTTCTTCCTGGTTTCACCATGGTCCTCGATGGCTTAACGGGACTTATCACCGGTCAAGAAGGAGCGGCAGAACAGTTAAAAGAAGGGGCCAGACAAACAGTAGATCAGATTGCAGTTATCCTGCCGCAGATTTTAGATGTGGTGACTGGACTCATAGCTGCCATTGCAGAGGTGGCACCGGATTTAGTCCTTGCTCTTGTAAATGGGATTTTAGATAACTTGCCAACGCTCATTGAAGCCGCCACGAATATCATCATGACCATTGTGGGTGGACTCATAGAAGCCTTACCTCAGATTACAGAAGGGGCACTTCAATTGGTGCTGACTTTGGTAGATGGGATCATTGCCAATCTTCCATCACTTGTAGAAGCAGCCCTAGTGATGATTGTTACCCTTGCCACAGGGCTTGGTGAAGCGTTGCCGGAGCTGGTTCCCTCCATTGTTGAAGCAGTGATTCTCATTGCCCAGACGCTGATCAATAACCTGGATTTGGTGCTGGATGCAGCCTTTCAGATCATCAGTGGATTGGCCCAAGGTATTCTGAATTCATTACCAAAACTAATAGATGCCTTGCCACAGATCATCAATAGCATCATCAACTTTATTACAAATAACCTGCCTAAGATTATTGAGATGGGCATTCAGCTGACCATTCAACTGGCAGCAGGACTAATTAGAGCCATTCCTCAGCTTGTCAGTCAGCTTCCACAAATCATCTCGGCAATTGTGACAGGACTTGGGAGAGCTATCCCGTCCATGATGGACGTGGGTAAAAATATCGCTCGTGGACTGTGGGACGGTATTTCATCCATGATTGGCTGGCTAAAAGGAAAAGTTGATAGCATGGTCAGTGGCATTGTCAAAGGGGTCAAAGGAGTTCTTGGCATCCGCTCCCCTTCTAAAGTGTTCGCAGGGATTGGTGCTAATATGAGTGAAGGTATCGGAGAAGGTTTCACTGAAGCCATGAGTGGAGTGGAAAAAGACATGCAGGGAGCTATTCCTACAGATTTTGATTTAGATCTGAACTCTCAAGTTTCAGGAAGTCTCGGAGGATCAGAAGGGGCGGTCTTTGATGTGACCATCCCACTTACCATTGATGGCAACATCTTAACCCGTGTCATTGCGCAATTACAATGGAATCACAATACCGTCACCGTTAGAAATCTTGGGGTGGCGGGGTCATAAAACAGAAAGGGGGTTAAGCCTTGATTGAAATCTATGCAGGAAGTACTTTGCTTCAAAGCATTAAAAAAGTCATGAGTGCCAATGTCAGAGAAACCTTGGAAGGAGAATATACCCTTTCATTCACAGTACTGGCAAAAACAGCACTGGCACTTAAGGTAAAACAGATTGCAAAGCTGGATAATCAGTATTTTGAAATCGTTCAGATATCAAAGAGCCTTCAGGGCAGCCTTCCCATCTGTTCAGTGATCTGCGAACACGTCTCTTATGTCCTGAATCATGAAATGTATAAAATTACGGAGTTTGATTTCACCGGAGATCCGGCGGCAGGACTTGTGCAGGTTCTTTTAGGAACCCCTTTTAATGCAGGAATTGTTGACTATACAGAGAGTGTTACCATGAAAATCAACCAGGAAGTATCAAGAAGGGCTGCCCTGATGCAGTATATTGCCATCCTTGGTGGCGAGATTGAGTACGATGGTTACAACATCAACATTCGAAGTCATAGGGGGAGTACCGACTATATTCCGGTGATGGATTCAAAGAATGTCACTAACGTGGCGGTGTCCCATGATTCCAGGGAGAATGCATCCTCCTATGACATCTCATTCTTTAAACTCTTGAATCTTACTGTAGGAGATAATGTGCAGATTGTGTTTAGTCCCTTGGGAATCAACGTGAAGACTAGAATCATCTCCTTGGAATACAATCCATTCTACCGGTACAACATCCGAGTGGAAGTGGGCCGGTATAGACCCAGCATTTCAGATACCTTCTACCGGATAGAGAGTTCTTTAAATAATGTGGGAAGCTCAGTGGACGACATTCAAACACAGGTGAATGACCTGGGTGTGTCCTATACCATTGTTTCTAATCTGGTGGTGACGGAATCCACTATCGATGTGACCTACACCGTAGAAAAGGGCGATACCCATCAATATCACGCACAGTATCAGTACACCACAGATAGCGGGGGAAGAATCACAAGCATCACCCTCGACAACATTTTCTCGGAGCTTCTCTTAAAGGAAGTCTCCACTTTAACCGTGGATATGATGAGTTTTTATATTGAATATGCAGATGGAACAACAGCGACATATAACTACACTGTGGATAGTGGTGGTCGAATCACCAGCGTCACGAAAGCTTAAAGGAGGGTTGATTTCATGAGCTATGATCATATTTTTAACAATACCCTAGCCATCTGGACAGCCTTTGGAGGACGTGGTGAGGTCCTCTTCACTATCCCAACTTTGAGCTGGACCAAGAAGTACTATAACAACTTTGGCTATACCCAATATGGAAGTGAGAAGCAGATCAATGTCTATGATAATGGTAACGCGCAGATCGCAGTTTATTATGCAAAGACCCCCTACATGTCCTACTGGAACAAGACAACAAAGCAGTGGACCGTGGTCAGCGTTCCATGGTGGAGTTATGGCCAGCCGGAGATTCTTTATGCAGCTAACGGTGTGTTTATTGCAAAAATCGTAGGACTTGCTAATGTCATCGCATCCTTTGACGGTATCACCTGGCATAATGCTGGGTATTGTCCTGGAGCCTATAATGCCATGACTTGTGGTGCTTATGATATGGCAAGAGGCTCTGGTATCGTCAGCTGGTGGTATTACAAGTCACCGGTCTATTACAGTTTCGATTCATTGGAGGAAAGAACCGCATGGACCTTGGTTGGATCTGACGGAACTTCAGTACCGATATTTAAATACCTGACCACCCATAAAGGAAACTTTGTCGGTGTGGTTGGTGGTGATAAATCTATAGCGATAGCTAGTTCAGCCAGTCCCGGTCTTTGGGCCACGACCATACCTGAGGATGTGAACGACACCCGGTATATGTTTATTCGCTCAGTGAATGACGTCCTTTTTGTGATGAAGTTCAACTACACCAATGTGGGTGGCGATTACACCTACTATGTGAAGCTCTGCGTGATGAGTGACGATGCCACACAGATTACTGAGACGAATCTTTCCTGGGTAGGGGATCTGGCCAACAACAATATCCCAAATCCAAGGAACATCATCTGGATGGAGGACTGGGGAAAGTTTGCACTTCTGAAAGAGAGTATGCTCTGCGTCTCCAATAATGGACTTTATTGGGAGGGTGTAGAACAACCGGGCTTCACCACAAGCCAGTATGATACCTTTGACGGTGCCATGTATATTCCTGGTGACGGATTCTATGCCAAGGCAAGCGGCTATGTGTATTACGCTCCGTACTAAAATACGATTGAGGATAATGATTAGGACGCTCTTAACTGGGCGTCTTTTTATATACAAACTTTTATGAAAGTGAGGAGAAGAACATGAAAGATATTTGGACCTTTCTTCAGATGGCTTTTGCAGCCGTTGGTGGTTGGCTTGGTTGGTTTCTTGGAGGATACGATGGATTTTTATATGCCCTGATTGCCTTTGTGGTAATCGACTATCTGCTGGGAGTGATGTGTGCCATTTTGGAGAAACACCTTTCCAGCGATGTAGGTGCTCAGGGCATCTTTAAGAAAGTGGTGATTTTTTCTCTGGTAGGGGTGGCCCATATCATTGATCAGAACATCATCGGAGATGGCAGTGCCATCAGAACCGCAGTGATTTTCTTTTATCTATCCAATGAAGGAATCAGCATCATTGAAAACTCAACAAGACTTGGACTGCCTATCCCTGAAAAGTTAAGAGACATCTTGGAGCAGTTAAAGGATGGAGGAGATAAGGATGGCACTAGGTAACTTAAAGACAAAGTACATGACCAGAAATGATTGTTATACAGCTGGAAGAAAGATTAAACCTAAAGGCATTATGGTTCATTCTACTGCTACTCCTGGTGTGATGGCTGCTGATTGGTTCAGTAGATGGAACAAATCCTACAAGGCTGGAGAAATCAACCGTCAAGTCTGTGTTCATGCCTTCCTGGATGATAATGAGATCTGGCAGTACCTGCCTTGGAACCATCGAGGTTGGCATGCAGGAGGAGATGCGAATAATACCCACATTAGTTTTGAGATCTGTGAGCCAGGTGGTTTTTCTTATTCTGGTGGATCTAACATGGTGGGCTATGATGTGAAGAAAAATGAAGCTTACTTTAGAAAAGCGTGGCAAAATGCAGTAAACCTTTGTGCCTACCTCTGCAGAGAGTACAGTCTCACGGAAAAAGACATCATCAGCCATGCTGAAGGGAATAAAAAGGGGATTGCATCAAACCATTCCGATGTTGGCCATTGGTTTCCAAAGCATGGAGAGAACATGGATACCTTTAGGGCAGCGGTAAAGAAGGCCCTGGCAATAACGGATGAAAAGGTTCAAAGCTTTCAAGTGGGTGATGTGGTTTCTATTAAGCCATCAGCGTCTAAGTATTATCCCGGTGGACCTACAATCCCAGCATGGGTCAAAGAGCTTCACCATAAGGTAACACAGACAGACTTCAATAATAAGCCAGTAATTCATGCAGGAAAGGTATGCGTCCTTCTTGGTAAGCGGGTGGACAAGAAAACAAAGCTGGAATCAGCCGGGATTATGACATGGGTAAATGAAGATGAGCTGATTCTTGTAGATCGTATAAGAGATGACATCGAGGAAGATATCCAGCCTAAGAAATACTATAGAGTACAGGTTGGGGCTTTCAGTAATCGTGAAAACGCAGAGAACCTCATAAAAGAACTGACGAAAGCCGGCTTCAAGTGCTATGTGAAATACGAATAAAAATAAGGCTAATCAAACAAAATTCAATGTTTGGTTGGTCTTTATTTTTTGCTTTTTAGCTGTTTGCTAAGACTGATTATAAATGGGGTGGAAACCCTTGTAATGCTTGACTTATAGGGGCTTTAGAGTGATATATAGACTACCCCAAATAGAAAGGAGGATGCAGCATGCGAGTTACGGTAATCAAGCCGATTGCGCCAAAAGAGAAGAAATTAAAAGTATGTGCATACGCTCGTGTTTCATCAGATAGCTTGAAACAGGAAGACTCTTTAGAAAATCAGACATCTACCTATGAGCGAATCATTACATCAAATCCTGCCTATGAATATGTAGGCATTTATGCAGACCAAGGCATCTCCGGTTACTCAGAGAATAGACCAGCATTTAAGTCTATGATTGAGAAAGCCAGAGTAGGAGAGATTGATCTCATCATTACAAAGTCGGTTTCAAGATTTGCGCGAAATACCGTCACCGTTATAAAAGTTGCTAGAGAACTTAAGGAACTGGGTGTCGGTATTTTTTTTGAAGAACAAAATATCAATACTTTATCGGGTGACGGTGAAATGATGCTTACTGTCCTCGCTTCTTTTGCCCAGGAAGAGTCCAGAAGCATGAGTGAAAACAACAAGTGGACTATGAAGAAGAAATTTGAACGGGGGGAGATCATGGTCAACACCGAGCGCTTCATGGGCTATGACAAAAATGAGTATGGTGAGTTGATCATCAACCCCGAGGAAGCAAAGATTGTACAGAGAATTTTTGACATGTACCTTCAGGGAATCGGATCTTTCAAAATAGCTGCAAAGCTAAATGAAGAAGGGGTTCAGACGATAACAGGAAAGACGTGGCAGGATACCACAATCAGAGGGATGTTAAAGAATGAGAAGTACAAGGGGGATTGCCTTCTTCAGAAATACTACACCCCTGAAAACATGAGAGGAAGAACCGTAAGGAACAACGGAGAGGTTCAAGCCTACTACATTGAAGAAAACCACCCAGCCATTGTAAGCATTGAGGACTGGGAGAAGGTTCAGGAACTCATGGAAAGGCGAAAGAAGAAACGAAAAATCGGCGAAGGAGGGGTAGAGAAGTACAAGAACAGATATCCCTTGTCAGGAATGCTGATTTGCCCACACTGCGGAAAGACCCTAAGAAGAAAGCAGGTTTACAACAAGCGTATCGAGTGGTGGTGCTCCACCTACATCACTAAAGGAAAATCCACCTGCAAAGGGATAAAAATAGCAGATAAAATCGCATCAAAGAAAAACATTACAGAGCAAACGGTGATAGAGGAGGTTACGATCGATGGCGAGAAGTATTACAGTTATACCAGCAAGGCAGACTACGACAGGGGAATCAGAAACGAACCAGATGCCCCAACTACAAAGAATGGCAGCGTACTGCCGCGTGTCAACAGACAACGAAGAACAGCTATTAAGCTATGAGAATCAGGTAAGATATTACACGGAATACATCAATAACAGCCCACTTTATACGATGGCTGGCATTTATGCCGATGAGGGTATTTCAGCCACCAACACAAAGAAGCGTGAGAACTTCAATCGGATGATAAAAGACTGCAGAGAAGGGAAAATCGACATGATCATTACCAAGTCCATCAGCCGATTTGCAAGGAACACACTGGACTGTTTGAACTTTGTTAGAGAGCTTAAAGAGCTGGGTGTGGGGGTCATATTTGAGAAGGAGGCAATAAATACACTTGATGCCAAAGGGGAAGTGCTACTCACCATCCTCTCATCCCTTGCCCAAGATGAAAGCAGGTCCATCAGTGAGAACTCCACCTGGGGGATTAGAAGACGCTTCGAGAACGGACAGTTCAAGATGAGCACAAAGCGTTTTCTAGGCTACGACACAGATGAGAGCGGCAAGCTAGTCATTAATCGAGAGCAGGCTAAAATCGTAGAGCGAATTTATGATAAGTACCTTTCAGGGAAGACAGTTGACCATATAAAGCGAACACTTGAAAGGGAAGAAGTGAAGAACTGGAATGGAAAGCCTAAATGGCAGGCAACAACGATTCAGAGCATGCTTCAGAATGAAAAGTACAAAGGCGATGCCATTTTGCAAAAGAGCTACACTGTTGACTTCCTAACGAAAAAGAGAGCAAAGAATGAAGGCCACATTCAGCAGTACCATATCGAAGAAAATCATGAAGCCATTATTGACCCGCTCATTTGGGAAGCGGTCCAGCTGGAATACGATAGAAGAAGTAAATACATTGAAGAACATGGGACCAACTCTTATTCACACAATCCAGAAAAAAACTTCTTTGCAGGAAAGGTAGTCTGCGGTACCTGCAATCAGGCATTCACCAGAAAAGGCTGGAAGTCAAAGAACAGCTACAGAAAGGTATGGCAATGCCAGGAACGGTATAAGGTCAAAGGGGTACAGGGTTGCACCAATAGGCACATAGATGAAGCCATTCTGATTGATGCCTTCATCCTTTGCTGGAATGCACTCCTTGATAACAAAGAAGAACTAAAAAAGAAATGGGAAACCACCGCAGAGTTTGGAAATCCGCTGGAACAGTACAGAGCTGTCCAGTTTGCAGATATCACAGAAGATGCAAAACACATTAAAGAAATCGATACAGACTTCATCTTAAGAACCTTGGACCACATCAAGGTCTATGAAACAGGGAGAATCACCATCCGCTTTATGGACGGAACGGAGATGGAGTGTAATGGAGAATAA